CTTTGATATCCTGGGTGATGGTCAGGCCAATCAGATGGCGGCTGGCCGGTTTGGCGTCGGCAATCAGCCGCTCCATCTCCAAATACATGTCTTCGGTGATGCCGGTTTCCAGCACGCCGATATCCAGGCGAAACGTGCCGGGTTCGTCATTCGTTTCCCACCACTCGGTCACGTTTATCAGATAGCCGAGCGGCTCCACCACGCGCCGGATGGCACCAATGGTTCCCTTATGGCAGTGAATGAACCAGGCCGACTGAATGACGCGGCGCTTAGTGGCGACAGGCCAGTTTTCATCCCACCGGTCAACCGACAACGCCCACGCCAGGTACGGCAAAAATTTTGCCGGACAGGTCAGCGGATCCCAGAGCTGCCGCAGCGGCACCGGCACGTTTTCAAGCGCGGCGCAGGCCTCGGCGGCGGCAACCTCAAGAGCCGAGGAACCGACGGGCAGCAGGCGATCACTCATCGTAACCGCCCACTTTCAGGGTGTACGCGGTGCAGAATGACGCCTGCGTCTTATCCAGCTCGATGTCAGCGGCGGGGCTTTTCAGCTCCACCCGCTGCACGCCCTCAACGTGCAGCGCGGCATAAATGGCCGACAGCCGGATGTCGCGGCCTAAACGGTGCTGCGCGGTGGTGTAGGCAATCAGTTTTGCTTCGGCGGCTTCGCGGATGGGTTCGACTTCGGGACCCGGGAACAGATACAGGACGGCATCGATGGTGTAATTCACGACGGTTGCTGACTGGACGGTCACGCGGTCAGCCACGGGGCGCACGTTTTCATCATTGAGCGCGGCCTGCACCACCGCCAACAGGTCAGCGGGGGCGGTGCCGTTGCCGGTCTGTGCCAGCACGGAAATCGTTACGCAGGCGGGCGAGGGACTGATGACCGAAATATCCGCCACCCGCCCGTCAGCCGAGCGCCCGTGATACTCATAGGAACCGACCGGACCGGCGACGCTCAGCCCTTCAAACGCCTGCTGCGCACGGATACGCAAATCCGCATCGCTTTCCATCACTGCCGCCACGGCGGGCACGCTGACCGTATCCGCAGGGGTAATCGTCAGGCGTTCTACGCTGAACGTGGCGGCGATATTGTCCAGGTCTGTGCCGGTGGCATAGGCCAGCATCACTGCCTGCGCCGCCTCATTGACCCGCTGACGCAAAATGACTTCGCGATAGGCGTTCTCCTCCAGCAGCTTCACAATCGGCTCGGACTCCAGCGTCAGCGTGCGGGCAATCGCCGCCTGCTGGTCTTCGGGGTACAGCGATACCAGCGTGGCTTTGCGCTCCGCCAGGAGGATTTCGTAATCCAGCACCTCCACCACGTCGGGGGCGGGTAACTGGCTCAGGTCGATAGTTGCCATAAATTATTCAGCTCACGGGTAGGGTTAAGGAAATGGCGGCGGACGTGTCTTTGCGGGTGCCGGTAATATCCACCACCATTTTTCCGTCGAACGTCGTTTCAAAGGTGATGCCGGTCAGGCTGACGCGTGGCTCCCACTTGAGGATCGCGCTGTAACAGGCCGCCATAATTTGCAGGCGCAGCGCCGCATTCTGCGGGCGGTCAGTCAACTCAGACAGCAGCGAACCATAGTCACGACGCATGACGCGGGAACCGACGGGCGTGCGCAGAATGTCGCTGACCGACTGCTGAATATGTGCCAGGTCTTCGACGCTGCGCCCCGTGTCGCGAGCCAGGCCGATGTATTTTGCGTTACTCATGACGGCACCTGCGTTTGACCGCCGCCCGTCTGGACGCCGCCGTGTTTATGGGTGTGAACCACCATGCCGTTTGACGTGAGGCTGCCGCCTGAGTGGGTGATGTTGCCGGTTAGGGTGCCGCCCTGTTTCACCTCCAGGCTGCCCGTCGTGAGCTTCTTGGTGCAGACCACTTCCGGCGCGTCGAGCGTGATGCGCGTTTTCGCCGTGCAGGTAATCAGCGGAGCAGTCACCGCCACCTTGTCCGCAGCATTCACCGTGGCGGACTTGATGCCGGTAGCCAGCAGCGCGCCGGTTTTCGGTTCGTACTCAATGACCGCACCGTCAGGGAATGACACATGCAGCGCATCGGCTGACGCCGACGGTGCCGGATAGTCATCAGAGAAAACAGCAGGCATCACAAAGGCGGTATCCAGCTCACCGCCCAGGCAAAACAATAAAACCTGCTCACCGGCGGAGGGTGCCCACCAGGAACGCGAGCGCCCTGCGCGGGAGGTCAGCCAGTGCAGCCAGTCGGTGACGTTGCCGCCGGTATTGACGCGACAGGTGCCCGCATCCAAATCCACCTCGGCAACGGTGCCAATGCGGATCAGATTGCGCAGCAGGCGCGGGATGTCGTTGTTTGGGATGGATGTATTCATGGATAAAAGAATGCCGTCCTGCCAGGCGGCATACAATTTGAGGCGGGTTGTCTGTCAACGGCACAACACCCCTATCTAAGCCTAAATCATTCCGTCTAAGCCCGTTCGTTTTTGCCCGTTCATGCTGGTTCGTAGAGAAATGCCTGAGGGATTTTCCTCACGCCTTCCGCCATATGTAATCCGGGAGTCCGCTAATTATTGAAGTTATCACTCCTCACTATTTTTCATCGTCCGAATCTATAAAAGCCACCCAGCACAAAACATAAGCTGAATCGTCCATTCCTTTAAAAAAAATAAAGTAGATACATTGTTTTCATGGTTAATGGAGGCTAGTTCCCTAAGAACAATGAAGTCAACAACCCGCTAATTTCTTATGAGGAAGGAGTTAAGGGGCTACTTTAATTGGTTTTTTTATCTTCTCGCTAAAAAATTCAAACCAATGTTTCATACGTACTCATAAAGAGACACTAAAGGAAATCTAATAGTACATTTTGATTTATTAAGACTATTCCTATTGAATCTTCGCGAGATTTGTTAACTTTTTATTCCAATAGAATTATCATAAAGTTAAATAACTCTTAAAAGGGATAGCAAAACTCAAGAATCCTATAAAACCTCGTTCCAGGATAGTTGGTAGCATTAGAAACGGCCTGCTTGGCCTCGTTGACACTTCGGCAGTAATAATAAGTATGCAGTGAGAGAATGTATGATTAAGTCGATACTCTATTTTTTAGGTCTTTGCCGGTCACCAAAAGGAACTTATCGAAAGATCAATGGGAAGGAATATGAAAGGGTTTTTGTTGTCGGTGATATTCATGCCAACTTCCACAAGCTTAATCAAGAACTATTAAATATAGGCTTCAATAAAGAAAGGGATCTTCTTATTTCTGTCGGGAACTTAATAGACTATGGTTCTGATAACATTAACTGCCTCGAACTGATCGAGCAAAGTTGGTTTGTCGCTGTGCGTGGCAATCATGAAGAAATGGCTCTTGATGCTGTAAAGGGTATTAACGTTGCATATTGGAAATCACATGGAGGGAGTTGGTACTTCAATCTGGATTTAGAAGACGGAAAAAAAGTTGACATTTTAATAAGAAAAATTCAAAGTTTACCGTTCATTATTGAAGCAAATGTTAAGGATGGGAAGCATGTTGTTTGCCATGCTGATTATCCAAGTAACTATTATCAATTCGGAAAAAGTGTAGATCTCTGGAAAGTTAGCTGGAGCCGGGAAAGACTGTTTAATGCTATGCACGCGAATGGTTGCAAAATCAAAGGGGCGAAACAGTTCATATTTGGACATAGCTCATTAACTAATTCCTTCAGGGACGAAAATCAAGTATGGATTGATACGAGTTCTTACGCAGGACATGAGATAAATATCATACAAATCCAATAAAAATAATTTATTTATGTATGCGCAGTTATTTTAGCTTTTAATTTAAAAGCAGAACGAAGTTTTCAAGAGTAAAGCTATGCGGCGATTAATAAAACCCCATAGCTTTACTCATTATGAGTTAAAATATTTTTTAGCGTAACATCAGTCAATATTATCAAGTAATATATTTAAAAAAGTCTGCTCAATGATTTCAATATCGTCACGAATGAGTCCTAACAGCGGGCGCGCCGGATACTGCATTTCTTTTGCCCGGACAGACGGACGATCCCGCAGCCCGTACTGATGCACTTTTGCCATCCGCTGAACCTGCCCGGTGAACTCTACCACCGCGTCGTCAGCGGTGCCTTTGGCCTTCATGTATTTTGCCGTGCGCAGTTTGGCGAACATTTCCCGCTTAATGCGGCCTTTCTTTGCCCGCAACGGCTGCGGACGTCGCGGGGTGAACGGCTGCCCCTCCGGCGTGACCTGCTGCTTAATGCGCTGCTGCTGATGTTTGCGCAGACGCTTCGCAATGGTTGCCGCCATCGCCTTACGGCTTTGCGGGGACAGCGCCGCAATCAGTCCCGCCAGGCGGGTATCAAAGTCTGACAGCTCACTCATGCCACTGACTCACTAACTCGCCGTGCAGATACAGCTCACGCGGCCTTTCCACCGGCTCCGGCAGCGGGGGTTCAGGAAAATGCTCCACGTACAGACCGGCATCAATCTGTTTCACAATCACGCGCTCGGTGAGCTGCACATCAATCGCGATATCGTAGGAACCATCATCCAGCATATCGGCCTTAAATTTAAAGCCGGTCTGCTGCTTTTCCGGCGTCGCCATGATGTCCGGCTGGTTCTCACGCAGCCATGCCAGAATGGGCACAATGATCAGATCGCAGTCCTCGGCAAAGTTGGTGATAAGCAGCTCCGTCTGATACTGATATTCAAACGACAGCGAGCTGGCTAACGTGGAAACGATGCGCCCGTTATCCACAAACATCTGCAGGGTGTCGGGGCTGGTTTGCAGCACCGGCACGGCGTCAGTTAAGGCTTTTCGTAGCTGTGCGGGTTTTAACACGGTGTTCCTCCTGGCATTGTTTGACCGTTTCCACCTGGAGACCACAGGCCGTCAGCGCGGCCTCCAGGTTTCTGACGTCACTGCTTAAATCGCCGTTAGTGACCGGTGTGCTTGCCGGTATCGGGCAGCTCGTCACCGCCGGACAGCCAACGTAAATAATCTGCGGCGCTGGCAAAGGCGGGACGCTGGTGCATCCGGCCAATACCGTCAGGCAGACGAGCGCTGTACCAGTCGCGCATTTCCTGATTTTCATTAAGTAACCTTTGAATTGTGTATTCACGGACGCGTGCCTGCTCACCCGCCCGTGCGAGCTGGGTGCGCAGGTTTTGTTCCTGGCGTTCCCGCGTCACTGCCTCATCGTTCAGGCGGTGAATGGCGTTGTCGCGGCTTTCAATACCGGCGGACAAGGTGCCGATAATGCGCTGCGCCTGGTCTGCCTCATCATGTAGGCCACCAATACGCCAGGTTTGCAGCCCCGCCAGGGCGCAGGCTGCCAGCAATAAAATAATCACAATGCGCATCAGACACCCCGCAGGCAGTAGGCCAGCTCATTCGCGCGGCGGCGCTTCAGGCCGGTATTGCTTTCACCGTTCACAAACACCCAGCGCGGCAACTGTTCGCAGGCGTCCCGCCATTGGCCTTTGTTGATGAAAAATGCCAGCGTTGATTTGCAGGCCGCCGTCACCCCGACGTTAAAGGCAAAGGACACCACGGCGTCATACACCGGCTGCGGCATGGCAACCGGCATACAGCGCGCAATGCCTTTTTCCACCCGCATCACGTCTTCCACCAGATTCACGGCTGCCTGCCGTTCGCTGATTTGCGTTTTCGGTTTCACGCCTGCGGTGTGCCCGATGCCGTTTGTCCAGACGCCCGCGCTGCACTGATAGGCAGACAGGCGGCAGCCTTCAAAATCGGCAATCAGTGCCAGACCGGCGGCGGAGGTTTTCAACGTCTGCGTTTGCGGCAGCAGCGCGGCAATCGCAAGTACAGCGGCGACGGCGCAGCGCCTAACGATTGATGGCGGCATTAATGTCCCCTCTGATGCCCATTTCTTTCAGCAGGCGGTAAGTTTTGCGCCGGTAGTACCAGTTCACCAAGAAGGTGGCGACGCCGACGGCGGCACCGACCAAAAAGGCAATATCCTGCGGCGACATAGCGCCGAGCCAGGCAAGAAAGGCCGCGACGCAGTAACAGATAAACGAGGTGATGCGCTCCATTGGTCATCAGTCCCAAAGTGAGACGGTTTCACTGACTGCGGCCTGAGTAATATCCGGCAGCTCCACCGCGTAGCCATGGGGCAAAATCGCCCCCTGTGCGGCTAAGCCAACGTTAGCCGCGTAAACCTGCTCCATCACCGACTCGGTGCGCCCGTAATACCGCCAGCAAAGCGAATCTACGGTGTCGCCCTGTTCGGCAGTGACTTTCATCAGAGCAGCCCGATGATGCAGTGCGACACACCGGCGACGTCCCTGATCGCGTTGCGCCCGTCACGCCATAAATCGTCAACGGTGCTTTCGACAATCACGGCCTTTTTGCTGCCCGCGTCGGTGGTGTCATTATTCGGGTAACGCTCCGCCAGGAAGGCCGCCGCAATAGACGCCACGGCGCGCTGATAGGCGCAGACCTTCACGCTTTCGTCATCAATCCGATCGGCGGGGACATCCGCCAGGCGTGTAAAGCCCTGAGAAATCTGCGCATCGCGAAAGCTGTACAGCTCGGCGTTCACTTCGGTCATGGCAAACTTTGCGGCGGCGCGCAGGCGTTTTGCCGTGACGGTGCCCTCCAGGCGCAGCGTGTCGCGCAGCTCAACCGGATCCACATCAGGCCAAAAGTGGGTATTTTTAATCGCGGGTTCCGTCGCGGCGTCCGGTTTCGGTGCAGGTACAACAAGAGACATAATGACCTCTGAATGGGGGGCGGTGGACGCCAGCCTTGAGCGCGGTCAAAGACCGGTCTCGGCTGGCGTGCCGCCCTGCGCGGGGCGCATGCTTTTTAGCGGCCGGATGCCTTTTTAATGGCAGACTCCAGGCGCTCAATGTCTTTTTTCACGCCTGATTTGCCGTCGAGAATGAGGGCACTTTTCAGACGCTCCAGGGCTAACGTATCCTTGCCGCCGTCGCGGTAGAGATAGCCGATAATCTTGTGCAACTGGGCACGGACTTTATCGGGCATATCCTCACTGTCAGTCACCTCCAGCACTTCCAGCATCAGGTCGATGCTGACGGGTTCACCGGCGGTGCGGGCACGTACAGCCTGGTCGATCACTTCCTCCGTGAAGGCACAGCCCGCCGTGCGGGTGCCGAACGGCATGGCGAGCCTATGTTTAAAGGCGTAGCGGGCAATGTTCAGCGCACCGGCAATATCACCGGCGTCAATACGCCAGATCATGACGGTCATCAGGATGGCATCCTGTGCGCCGTTCCCTTCGGCGAGTACGCCCGACACCCACGGGGCGTATTCTGGCAACAGCTTGCGTTTTAACGCAGCCTTGTCCTGGAAGGACTGGATCTTGTGCAGTGCCTGTTTATCCGCATTGAGCTTTTGCATTTGCAGTTCGTAGCCGGTGGCATGAGTCAACTGACCGGCGGCCTGCTGTGCGGCGATGATGGCGGACTGTCGCAACATGTGACGACGGCAAGGGCTAATCATGTTATGTCCCCTTTATTCCGCTGATTCAGGCTTAACGTCTTTAAAGGTGCCGAGCTGGATGTTTTCGACCAGGCAGCCGCCGCGATAGTCTTCCACCACGAAATCCTCATTAATGGATTCGTAGTTTTCGATGCGGTCACGCTTCGGCACTTCTTCGATGTGGCGGCGGTGCGTGCCGTCCTGCCAGTAGATGGACAGGTTATCCAGGCGGGTGATCATGAACGCATTGGCAGGGAAACCGGGCACGCGCACCGCCGGTAAATTACCGATGCGCTTCTGGCTGATAATCATATCCGCCGCGAGGCTTTCGGAGTTCTCCTGCGCCTTGTTCACCAGCGGGAAATACTTGTCTGCCAACAGTTGACGGCCGCAGATCACCACCAGGCCGGTATCGTCCTGATAAATCGGGTCAACCATGTTGTTGGTG